CCATTTAGATTTTTTATTTTTAGAAACTTTTTCAGCAACTTTTTTAGCATCAAAGGGTTTCTTAAAATGAGAAACAAGAGTTGTCACACTTATCCAGTCTATACCTTCAGTGCTTATACTATCATAACTATGATCTATGGCATTAAATGTAATACTCATAATGCATCAAGTTTATCTTCTTCTTCTTCAGTAATTAATGCTTTCCATTTTGGTCCTTCTGGATGAGGACAAGATGAAGATAAAGATCTAGTTTTAAATGTTAAAGAACATCCACATTCATTGCAGCATGGAGCAGTACCTTTTACAGCACATTTTTTTCCTTTAAGTTCACAATTATTACAGATATCATATCTTATTCTTGCTACTTCTTCTACAAATTCATCTCTAATGATAGAGTTTTTTACTCCTTCTAGAATTTGTTTTTTATTCTTCCACAGAGTTGTTAAAAGATTTTTCATTTTTATTTTTTATAAAATTTATTTTTTTAAGTTCTTGTTGTTGAATTATTTTATCTAGTTCTATTAATAAGTCTAATTTAGTTTCAATACCTTTTTTATTATAATAAGCTGCAAATGTTGATGTATCATGATTTTCAAGTGAATTAGTATATCTTGGTATTGCATTTCTAACAAGTTTAGTTCTTATAATAAAATGTCCTAATCCTTCAATATTAATTCTTGGAAAAACTAAATTACTAAGATTTTGTCTTACTTCTTTATAATAAAAAGAAATTAAATCTTCAACAAATGTTTCACTAATGTTTAATTCTTCTGCAACAGGTTTGTATAATATGTTATACTTCTTCGGAATCATTATCTAAAAATTTATAATCTAATAATATTTTACCTTGAGTTTGTATTTTTAAACTTGGATTTAACATTATAAGTTTTTTATTACTATTATCTTTTATTATAAGATTATTTTTTTCTGATTTGTTTAAAGAATTTCTTACTGTTTGAGAAGACTTAAATATTTTTTCATCTTCTGCAGAAGCATCATAACAAAAATGAGTAAGTTCTATTGGTTGGTTAAAACTTAATAGAGTAAGACAGTTAAGATCAGAGTCACTCATTGTTATATGATTAACATAACAATGAGTTAAAATCTGAAATTTAACAATGTCCCACTTGGGCATTTTTACACGTTTCTGTACCTGGTTAACTAAAGCCATGATTACTTTTTCTTTAATGTTCTTTTAGTAGGTTCAGTAGTTTCTTCTTCTGGTCCTTCTTGCATTTCTGATGCTAACATAGCATACTGCATTTGAATATTAGTTCTTTTAAATCTTACTTCATCTATACTAGTTAGTAAGGTTTCATAATTTAATTGAGCCTCTAAGTATGGTATAGATTCTTTGTAAAAAGAAAGCATTTGTTCCTTACGTTCTGTTAACTGTTCAGGAGTTAATTCTTGTTCTTGTTCTTGTTGATTTACATTTTCCATTGTTTATATTTTTAAAGTTTAAACAAATATACTATAAAAGTTTAAATAAAAAATATTTAAACAAAAAAAATCCAGATAAATTAAATTACCTGGATTATTATAGTTTAAATAAGAATTTTATTTTTATCTGTTTTTAATAGTCCAATTTAATATTGTTAGCATGTAAAATTCTCTAGAAATATCTATCTCTAAAGTAAATACATCTACTGAAGATAATCTAAATCTTATAGATATCTTATCCCATTGTTTTGTTGCTGATTTCCAACTGTTTCTAAATTTCATAATTGTTTGTTTAATTAATTAATATCTTCACTTTCTAATAAAGTATAAGTAAAATGATTACCGTGTATCTTAACGGCCTTTTTACATATCTTCATAAACTCATTAAAGTCTTTTACTTTTTTAAATACCTGGCATCCTTCTGACCAATTAGATATATAACTAGATTCTGATTTAGGATTAGATCTGTGGATATTAATACCAAACATTCCTGTANCNNTTANNACTTCATCATAAACNAAATCTCTATTTTTATCTCTCCATACAGTAACATTTCCTAGTCTTTGACAAACAGCTTCATATTTACCTGCATGTATAGATACAGCATAAGTTTTTCTGTATTGTCCTGGAACTAATCTAGCAACACCACCTTTTGCCTTACCTTCTAGCATACCTTTTTTTCCTGGATCAGTTGTTGCTGTCCAACAATAAAATTTCCATTCACCATTCTCTTTATACGAGATAGTTAAACAATCATCAAAAAGATCAGTAATCTTTAATCCTGTTGTCATATTACGAACACCAACAATATTAACATCAAAATCTTTTGGACCATTAAACCAAACATATCCTTTAGCTTTTACAGCTGCTGCTATTTGTTCTCTAGTGTATGTCATTTCTTTATTTTGTTTAGATCCTCTTTAATTTCTTTAGCTCTAGAAAATAATAACTTCATTGATTGCCACAAGTCTATGCCTTTTACTACTTTATAATTCTCATTAATTGACAGTACCTCTATACTAGCTAGGACCAATGCTACTATTTTAGTTAGCATAAATGGTACACTAAAAAATGTAAGAATGATATCATTGAGAATAAATGCATCTATTAAAAAAAACATTATAACTGTAATTTCATAGAGTGCTAACTTACTAATTATACCTGATAGCTTTCTACTACTTATTTTTTCTTTTAACTTATTAGCTTTCCAAATACCTGTAAAAGTATCAATAGCTATAAGTACTCCAATCATTATGAGTATTCCTGAGATAGGTAAAAAGAATGCAAAGATAATAGATGTAAGTGTCAAGATTTCTTTTTGTATTGATATTAATAATAGTGATAATTGTGTTTTCATAATAAATAAAGTTTAATCAGCTTGTAACCAAAGTATACAAGTAGTATAAGAAATAATATTACTCCTAGTACAGCAAAGAAATTTACCCACCATGGAATATATTTAATTTTTTCTGGTTTAAGAGTCTTTGTGACAACTTTAGTATGATAAATATCATTACCTTTTATTGTTTTATATATAGTGTCAACTTTAACTTTTGTGTAGTACACATTGTTTTGAAGTTTAGTTTGCAGACTTACTAAGGTACCATCTTTATCTCTTAAATCACCTATTAGTTTAGATATAACATTACCAAGAGAATCACAATAAAGTGTGTCTAATAGTGTTATTGTTTCTCCAGGAATAGTTATAGTGGTATCTTTAATTTTAATTACAGTTATTGTACTATCTTTCTGAACACACAAAGGACAATACTTAGCTAATCTTTTTTCTAAAGAACAAGAAGATAATAATAAAAGTAGTATAATTAAGTATTTCATATACAATTATATGTTATTTATTTTTTTATATTGTTTCAAATAAAACTGATAATTGACATTCATCAGTTGTTGTTCCAATAGGTCCTATTTCATCTCCCGCAATTCTAATTATATCTCCGGCATTTAAAATAAGATTTAATCCACTTGAGAATTTACCAACAGTTACCCCACTGTCTGCCTGAGTAAGTGTGATGTTTAAAGCACCAACAAGAGTAAAGTTACCATCAGCAGTTGTGCTATCTGTTAAAGGATTGTTTAATTTATAAACATTAACAGTCCAAGATTGACCCACACCAATAGTAGGAGGAGAAGAACTAATCCATTTTAACCCTGCCGCAGTAATTTTACAATTTTGTAAAATTGGAAGTGCAGATGAATGATTTGCAGCAGGAGAAGAACCAACCCATTCCAAAACATCTCTATTAAGTCCACCAGGGTCTCCTCCAAACATATTTGTAAACACTCCTACTAATGAATAAGTATTTTTTTTATCAATATTTATTATTGTTCCCATTTCTTAATATGTTTTAGTACTCATTACTTATGATATATAAGTAATTAAAAAGCTAGTTCCTGTTGCGTCAAAAGGTAAACCCAATATAGTATTATTTACTCCTGGATCAAAATTAACTGTTACTCCTGCTGGTATTGATTGTAAATTTACAGTACCTGTTCCAGCTCCTACATTTGCTACAGAAAATCCATAAGATGTTGGTATAGTACCAGTAGTTGTAGAATTAATAATATTTGGTGTTCTTGTTGTTGGAAGTGGAATTAAAGTTATAGCATTAATAATACCTTGTAATCCTTTTAGCATTTTTAATTGCCAAGGAAAGTTATTTCCTTTATTCCCATAATC